GCCGCAGAGGAGTCCGGCGTCACGCGGCACACCGTCTACAACTGGCGCAACTCGGACCCCGAGTTTGACAAAGAGGTCAAGCTCGCCCTTGAGCGCGGCGTGGACGCGCTAGAGGACGAGGCCAAGCGCCGTGCTACCGGGTACATGGAGGACATCGTGTACCAGGGTCGCGTGACCGGTAAGGTGCGCCGTGCGTCGGACATCCTGCTCATCTTCCTCCTCAAAGCCCACCGACCCGAGAAGTACCGCGACGCGCAGCTGCCCGCCGGCCCGCAGCTCAGCGCCGACGACCAGCGCCGCATCGAGGTCGCGCGCGACGTGCTCAAGCGCCTGAGCACCGACGAGCTCTCCACGATCGCGACCGTGATGGAGAAGGCCGAACAGCGCGCCGTGGCCCGGGCGATCGCCCCGCCGCCGGCCAACGGGAAGAGGACGCTGCAATGAGCGCGCTGCCCAAGATCCTCCGCGATACCGGGCTGGACCAGGTCACCCTGGACGATGTGCGCACCGAGCTCGCGGAGCGCTCGCTGTCGCAGTTCATCCGGCAGGCATGGCACGTGCTGGAGCCCAATACTCCGTACCGCCATGGCTGGCACGTGGACGCCATCGCCGAGCACCTTGAGGCCGTGAGCGCGGGCGAGATTCAGAACCTTGTGATCAACGTTCCGCCCGGATACATGAAGTCCCTAGAGACCTCCGTGTTCTGGCCCGCGTGGGCGTGGGGTCCTAACGCGGAGCCACACCTACGGTGGATCACGGCTTCATATAGTGGTGAGCTCTCCACGCGTGACAATAACAAGATGCGCGCGCTGATCGCCTCGCCCTGGTACCAGGCGCGCTGGGGTGCGCGGTTCCGCGTGACGAAGGACAACGAGGGCCGCGTTGAGAACGACAAGACCGGACTGCGCATCGCGTCGTCCGTGGGCGGGTTGGGCACTGGCGAACGCGTGCACCGTGCCGTACATGACGACCTCCTTCGTGCCAACGACACGCACAGCGCGGCGATGCGCAAGCAAGCCGAGGACCATCTCCGCGCGATGAGCACCCGCGGCGTGAGCCCCGAGGAGTATCGCCAGGTGCTGATCATGCAGCGTCTGCACGAGAAGGACCCCACCGGCTACGTGTTGCAGCAGGGCGGGTGGGAACACCTGTGCCTGCCCGCGGAGTACGAGTCCAAGCGCACCGTATATGTCAACGGCGTGAAGAAGACCGTTGACGTCAAGCGTACACCCACGGTAATCGGGTGGACGGACCCGCGTAAGACAGAGGGCGAGCCCTTGTGGCCAGGGATGTACCCGCGTGCCGAGATCGCCAAGCTCAAGGCGTCGCTCGGTTCGTTCGGCGCGGCGGGTCAGCTACAGCAGCGCCCCGCCCCGGCGGACGGTGGCGTGGTGCTGCGTAAGTGGTGGCAGTACTACCAGGAGCTGCCCGCGCGCTTTGACCACGTCATTGACTCGTGGGACATGGCCTTTAAGGACACCGCGGCCAGTGCCTATGTGGTGGGGCAAAAGTGGGGCGCGGTGGGCGCAGATCGCTACTTGATCAAGCAGGTGCGGGCGAAGATGGACTTCGTCAAATCGCTGGCGGCGGTCAAGCTGCTGCGCACGCCGAGCACCGAGGCCATCCTCATCGAGGACAAGGCCAACGGCCCGGCGGTGATCGCCTCGCTCAAGGCATCGGTGGGTGGCGTGGTGGCCATTGAGCCCGACGGCGGTAAGGAAGCCCGCGCGCATGCACAGTCCCCGCTCGTCGAGGCCGGTAACGTGTACCTGCCGGACCCGAGCATCGAGCCGTGGGTGGAGGACTTCATCGACGAGTGGTGCGCGGTGCCTAACGGCGAGTACTGGGACCAAGTGGACGCCAGCACGCAGGCGCTGGGCTACATGCGCCGCTACGACAACGACGGCCTCGGCGTCGCCCCCGTGAGCATGACCGGCACCAGCCACTGGAGATAAGCGAGTGAAGCGACAGATTGAGAAGAAAACAGAGCCGGTCAATGAGATGAAGACGCTCGGCGTCTCGGGGCTCGTGCAGCACTCGGGTTACATCAACGAGGAGTTCCTCCCCGCGCTCAAGGGTACACGCGCGATCAAGGTCTTCAAGGAGATGCGCGACAATGACCCGGTAATCGGCGCCATCCTGTTCGCGATCGACATGCTGCTGCGCGGCGTGGAGTGGACCGTGAAGCCGGCGTCCGCCACGCCCGAGGACGAGGACGCGGCGCTCTTCATCGAAGAGTGTCTCAAGGGCTTGGACACCTCGCTGCGCCAGACGATCAGCGAGGTGCTGACGATGCTGCCGTTCGGCTGGGCGTACATGGAGATCGTCTACAAACGCCGCGACGACGGCCGCACCGCATGGTCCGGGTTCGAGCTCCGCGCGCAGGACTCCCTGCTGCGCTGGGAGTTCGACGAACAGGGCAAGCTCCTCGGCATGGTGCAGCAGGCGCCGCCGTTGTACCGGCCGACGTTCCTCCCCATCGAGAAGTGCCTGCTCTTCCGCCCCTCGCAGCACAAGAACAATCCCGAGGGTCGCAGCGTGCTGCGCAATGCGTACCGACCCTGGTACTTCAAGAAGCGGATCGAGGAGATCGAGGGTATCGGCGTGGAGCGCGACCTCGCGGGCCTGCCGGTGATGCGCGTGCCGGCCCGCATCATGCGCAGCGACGCTTCCGCCGCGGACCAGGCCGTGTTCACTGAGTGTAAGAACATCGTGCGCAACGTGCGCCGCGACGAGCAGGAGGGCATCGTCCTGCCGTCGGAGAAGGACGAGTCCGGTACGCCGCTGTACGATCTCCAGCTGCTCAGCACCGGGGGAACGCGACAGTTCAACACCAATGAGATCGCCCAACGCTACGACCAGCGCATCGCGATGACGGTGCTGGCGGACTTCATCCTGCTGGGGCACGAGAAGGTGGGGAGCTTCGCGCTCAGTAGCGACAAGACCGACATCTTCGCTACGGCGCTCGGCGCATGGCTGGACGACATCGGCGAAACGCTGGACCTCGCGGTGGCGCGGCTGCTCAAGCTCAACGGGGTAGAGGGCAAGTGTCGGTTCGAGCACGGCGACATCGAGACGCCGGACCTTACGAAGCTCGGCGAGTTCCTGGTGAAGCTCGCCGGCGCGGGGATGCCGATCTTCCCGGACGACGACGTGGAGAACGTGCTGCGCGGCTACGCCGGTCTGCCGAAGAAGGTCGAGTCGAGCAACGACATGCCGCGCGGCAGCAAGCAGCCGCCCGCGTCGCCCAAGCCCGCGGGTCCCGCGCCGTCGCAGCAGACCGAAGGTGCATGATGGCTATTACTTGCGCGGTCATCGTGGACACGGCCGAGGCCACGGAGGTCACCGGGTTCATCCGGCGGAACATGGCGTTCTTGAAGAAGAACCCCGCGCTGCGCGACCGCATACAGTGGCTGCTGGAGAACAATCGGGCATTCCTCGTTCTGCCGACGCGCGAGGGTCTGGTGGCGGAGCTGAGCTACCCGATGATCGAGGCCGTCACGCTGATGCAGCGCCGGGGGTGCCGGTGATGCGTCGCGCGCTGTTGGGGTTCGTGCTGCTGGCGGCGCTGATCAAGATCGTGATCAAGGGCGAATGGGAAGAGCGGGTAGAATCTTACCGAGCGAGGCACGCAAGATGAGCGCCGCCACAGCGCACCGCGGCTGGTCCGCGGAGTTCCAAAAGGCCCAGCGCCCGGCGGCGTACCGCGCGCTGCACGCTATTGCGGACCGTTTTGAGCCGCGGGTACGGAGGGCGTTCCTCGCCGCGATGGAGCAGCTCAAGGGCTCGGCCACGCTCCGCACGCTGGAGGAGGCCGCCGCCCTGGGCAGCCCCGCCGCGGTGCTGAACGCCCTTAACTGGAACGAGCACAACCTTTACTTGCAGACGATGGTCGACATCCTGCGCGACGAGGTCACCGAGGGCGCCGCCGCGGCGTTGGGGCAGCTGCCGACGGGCGTGTCGTCCTCCTTGAGGTTCGACCTCCTTAACCCGGCCACGGCGGAGTTCATCCGGCGCTACGAGTTCGACCTCATCACGGCGATCACCAACGAGACGCGCGCGGGCATTCAGTCCATCGTGCTCGCGGCCTTCGAGGAGGGTGGCCACCCGTACCAGCAGGCGCGCGAGATCCGCATGTTGATCGGGCTCACTGAGCGGCACGCCAACGCGGTGTCCAACTACTGGGACACGCTGGTGGAGTCCGGCATGCCGGACGCGCGCGCTGAGGAGCTCGCCATGCGGTACTACGGGCAACTGGTCACCGCGCGCGCGGAGACTATCGCCCGCACCGAGACGATCCGCGCCGCCGGCGCCGGGCGTGAGGCCCTCTGGGCCCAGGCCGCGCAGCAGGGGCTGCTGAGCCCGGCCACCGCGCGGCGCCGGTGGATCGTCACCCCGGACGACCGTCTGTGCGCAATCTGCGCGGCGATCCCCGAGCTCAATCCGGACGGCGTGCGGCTGGACCAGGACTTTCGCACGCCCGACGGCTACACGGACCAGGAGCCCGCGCACCCGAACTGCCGGTGCTCCATTGGATTGACATTCG